AAAAAAAAAAAAAAAAAAAAAAAAAAAAAAAAAAAAAAAAAAAAAAAAAAAATCAACCAACCGGATTAGACTAAAGTCTAATTGCTGGCTGTTTTGTCGTTGTGTAATGTTTCCCCTGTAGTCATAGCAAAAAAGAGGAACTACAAATGGAGCAAAATATCTTTCTACTATTATTGGGGATTCTGTCTTTCATGCTTTGCATGTGTGTTGGCGGTTTCTTTGCGTGGGTGTGTGGTTTTGATTTGAATGAGCCAGAATACTATGAGCATAAACGAAACAACATGGGGGACAAATAATGCGTACTGTAGAAACCAAAGTATATACATTCGATGAATTGTCAGAGACAGCACAAGAACATGTGTTAGACAATTTCTGGGCTAGCACTGAATATCCATGGCATGATGAAAACATGGATTGTCTGAAAGCGTTTACAGATTTGTTCGATTTTAGCGTCTACCATTGGCGCTATGATTCGATGATGGCGGAGCATAACGAATCGTTTCCGGAATACTATTTCAATATAGATGGGGATGTTGCTCGTGAATGGTTCAAACGCCAGAGCAAAATTATCTACGATCTAAACTGTCCATTGACCGGATACTGTTTAGACGAAACATTGTTAAGACCGATTCGGGTATTTATAGCAGATACAAACCGCAAGGATTCTGTCGGTGACGTACTGACAGAGTGCGTAGGGGCTTTCTTTTCTTGTGTAGTGCATGATGTGGATTATTATTATTCTTTGGAAAATTGTGCAGATCATTGTGCTATTAATGAATACGAATTTTTAGAGAATGGGGAATTTTATTCATGAATGACCAAGAATATACAAATGACGATTTAATCCATGCTGTCAGTGTGTTTGTGGATAGCATGGATACAGAGACGCTCCGAATGTTTGTAAGCGATGATATATTTTTATATTACAAGAAAAATGCAACACTTGATGAAGTGTTAGAATTTATCGGGGAAAACACAACAGAGGAAATAGCACAATGATTATGGGAACGACACTATTTTTCGATGTAGATATGTACGACGATGGTACAATGGATCGTTGCGTATCCATTAAAAACAATCTAACCGGCCGGTCAACCGTCATGCGATACGATGCGGAGTCGTTGGATGGTATGGCGTACGACGATATCTGCAATAAAGGATTCGAGGATTTCATGGCAGATTTTGACGAATTTTTGCAGTGTCATAGTAACTATTAAAGGATCACACCATGGAAAAAGAGTATCAGGTATATGTGAAAGTTTACCATTCGTTTACTGTAACAGCAGAAAATGAGGAACAGGCATACAATGAGGCCTCAGAAACTATATGGGACGATCACATTTTAGATTGTGAAATACAAATAGAGGAGCAAACAAAATGAGCAAACTAGCTATTCAATATCTTTCGGAAGCTCTGGCGGGCAATCCCCCAGAATCTTTATTGAATCGGTATGAAATATATTTATCTTGTTGGTCAGACGATTCAACGTTAAAAACTTTTAATCAATGGCTTAATTCTTAGAAACAGAGGAAACAGAATAATGAGCGCACAAGCAGTACAAACAGAACACGACAGACTAGCGGATCATGTTCAGCAGATTGCGGACAACATTACAAATGGAATTGAAGTAACCAAGGATACCATCGAAGATTTCGAAGTATACGAATACGGCTACGAAATAGGCGATACCATTAGCGGCTGGCATTATATCCAAGATGCATACGACTTCCGGTATCTTGTAGACAGCGAAAACGAATTGCTCAAGGTAGAGATCCTTGTAGCATATGGCGGCCCCAATATTTGGGTTGATATTTGGAATGATGGTAAGGGTGAGGTCAGAGGCTATTGGTGGGGTGATAATGCGAGAGCATCAATATACAGCGATCCCATGGGTATCTTTGAAGCACTCCAAGAAATTCGGGAGTGTCGTTAATGTACAAAATATATCTGCCGATACTTTCTGGATTGTTTAAGATTGTTTTTCTTTGGTATCTTGTATTGATGATTTAATCAATGGGGGAAATAAAATAAAAGGGGGGAGCGCATTGCTCCCCTATCTTTTTGTGTGTTGCTTTGTGTGCTTAAATAGTGAATACATAAATTATATGCATTACGGCCATTCCCAAAGCAAAGCCAATCAATGCATCTGCTAAGTTTATTTTGTCCATTGTGTTTCCCCTTTTATGTTTGGTTTGACAGAGTGTCTAACCAGTATCTAAACGATACCATCATTTCTTTGGGTGTTTCGTCTTGTGTGTGCCCCTCGAAAACGAAAGTATGGCTGTTGTCGTCGTCTACCCATTCCTCATAGGACATAGCATCAATGCATGGAATCACCCCACAAACCATGTACACATCCAATTCCTCTAATTTTGCGAGTCTCTTTTTACCGATAAACTTTACTACTTGTTCTTTAGTGATTTGCTGATACTTTGCCATTGTGTGTCCCCTTTTAGGTTTGGGGCCTGTCGGCCCCTTGTGGTTTGATTTGTTTATATCTTAATACAGGAAATCGTTTTCATCTAGGATTTCAACAATCCGGTCTGTCACCTTGTGCGATGTTGGATAATCCAAGTTCCACAAACCGATGCAAGTTTGCATGCTCATTGCTTTAAATTGTTCCCGATCAAATTTTGAATCCTCATAAGATTCCATAAAATTGTTGGCGACTCTTTGTGCATTTTTTTCGATTGTTTGTGCTTTCATTTTGTGTTTCCTCTTTGGTTTGGTTTACTTGTTGCGCTCTATGTGCTTTTTGATTTCTTCGTTGTCCATCATTCCAGCGATGGTCATTATGTCTCTGTCTTGATTTTGTGGCATGTTTTGAACTTTTGCCAATTCGTCTAACAATGTCTGTCTTTCGTTTGTCATTTTGTAGTTCCTCTCTGTTTGTCTACATGATTATAATCTCATTTTGGATGGGGTTTGTATATTATACTTTGGTCTAATATGCAGATATAGTTTTGGTAGCATTGGATATCGTACACACAATTAACACCACAAACACAGTTGTAATTTTATTCTTATTCCTAGATATCGATTAATTTTATCTATCGGTAGTATTAGACTAAAGTATCATTGACCAATGCTAGATATGGGGTGTATACTTGGGATGGATACTATCTGTAAATTTCTATTGGGTACTGTATTTTTACACATTAGACTAAAGTCGTATTGACACACATACTTTTTTTATGGTAAACTAAAAGATTTACTAAAAAACAAGCACATAATACTAATGTCTAATAGACACAGCAGTTTGATCTATGCTATACTGTAAGTTTTTCTATAGTGGGGGAGGGGGGAGGTATGTGACAGGTAGGGGTATAGGGATAGTGTATACCACATATACAACGGATAGGAATTTAAGGGTGTCAAGTTATTATCAAGATTTAGGGTAGTTTTGTGACCATAAGTAGAAATATAGTCATTGCGTACAGGACATAAGCTCTATGCGCAAAACAAGTTTGCGTAAGCACATTAAAGTACATTGCGTACTAGATTATAAATAGGCCTTCGGCAATAGCTTATTGCGTACAAGATTATAATAAGGAGGGATATTATAGGTGTAGAGGCTGGAAGGTATTTTAATTACCGGTTTCGGCAATACCTAGTTATAATCTTTTTCTCTCAAAAGTCAATACCCCCAGTTGCATTTATTTACTATTTGTACTATAGTATTTATCTATGAGTAGGAGACATAGCATAAACACACTCTATACAAGCAGTAAGGATATAATCGAGTATGACTTCCCCATACCGTACTAGCATGACTAATTACATAGACGACGTAGATCGTAGACGGCCAGAAAGTGAATGGTACCTAGACAACTACATCAAGAAGTTGTTAATGGGACACTCCCCGAACGTACAAGCTGTACCCCACAGTGATATGTTCTACATTCGTGCCGCCCTAGAAGCTCAGTTCCCAGACAGACTTTTTACAATGCAAGAAATAAAAATTTTAGTAAAAGAAGAATTAGGTGTTGACATTAATTGATCTTTTCGTATACCGCTCAATATATGGAAGGACATCCGCTAAGGACTTTCACTCTATAGTATATATAACTCCATAACTAGAGCTTCACAGCGGATACCATCTTGTAGTGGTGCATAAAGGGCCTTATGTGCTCTCCCTCTATCAAGACAGAGGTTGTGCTCCTTTGAGTAGCCTGTGCAATGCAGGCCACCACTGCCCCTTTATTATTAGATTCTTATGAGTGCTAGTCTATATCACAATGACGTTAACAACGATAGAAGATGACTTACGGGATTGGTCAAAGCACGTATTAGAAGTACCAAGTCCGCATCTCAAAGGATTACCGCCATGTCCGTACGCAAGGAAGGCATGGCTAAATAACAAAGTAGAAGTCATAGAAGCACACAATGACTTTGTCGTTACAGCAGTCAAGAATGCGTACAAAGTTTTAAATGATACCTTAGAACTTGTAGTTGTTGCTTCGTACGCATTACCAGATGCAGACAGTTTACAGAAGAGCATAGAAGCCCTCAACATCTTAGGGGCTAAACAAGATTTGTACTTTATGTGTTTTCATCCTGACTACGGAGCAGAAGACGCAGAGTTAGATTTCTTATACGACACCACATGGCAATCAAGTATCGAACAAGAATACTGTATGGTGTTTGTACAGCGACTCAGCAATGTAGACGACAAAAGTCGTGTACTTGAAACCAAGGGCTACTACGAAGCCTTTCCTAAAGAAGAATACGAACAACTCGTATTACAAAGACGACAACTCAGAGAGAGATATCACAATGGCAATGAAACCTCGTGCAATGACTAAGAAGCGTGGTGGCGGAATGACCGCTACCAAAAAGAAGAAGACAACCAAGATGGCAATGGGAGGAATGACTTCCGGTACCATGCGTCCACAAACTGCCAATGCAGGTGCATCTGTACCTTCAAGCCAGAAATCAGCAACTGGCATGAAGCGAGGCGGCATGGCCAAAACTAAAATGATGCGTGGCGGCACAACCAAAGCGAAGAAGAAGTAATCTAAGTGACTATCGCAAGAGACAGCAGAACACGTTCTGAAATAGTAGCAGTTTCTACGGACGATAGTCCCGTTACTGTATACACGTGCCCAGCTAATTGTAAGGCACACATGAACCTGCTGTTTTTTACGAATGCCTCAGCCAATGCCAGTGATGTAAATGTGCAATGGTACAGAGCATCAAAGACTACTTCGTATTTCATCATTGGTGGTAAGAACCTAGCTCAAGGTGAGTTTGTACAGTTTGATGGTGGGGCATTCATTGTTTTAGAACCGGGTGATTACATCACGATAGAAACGACAGATACTGCAGGATCAGGTGTACCGGCTATGGATGCATTCTGTACTGTCGAAGAATTCTTCTTACCTGAGCAGTCAGGGGTACGATAACCATGCCAGCTAAAAAGAAAACTAAGAGCCGAGTCAATGAGGCTGGGAACTACACCAAACCAACCATGCGAAAGAACTTATTCAATAAGATTAAGTCGGGAGGTAAAGGCGGTAAGCCCGGCCAATGGTCAGCCAGAAAGGCACAGATGCTGGCCAAGGAATATAAAGCCAAAGGCGGCGGATACAAATCATGAAGAAGCCGCAGAAAAGCCTAAAGGATTGGACCAAGCAGAAGTGGCGTACCAAGAGTGGCAAGCCCTCGACTCAAGGGTCAAAAGCCACTGGCGAGCGTTACCTGCCAGAGAAAGCAATCAAGAGTCTTTCGGACAAAGAGTATGCCGCTACTACCAGAGCCAAGCGGAAAGCAACCAAAGCTGGTAAGCAAGTCGCCAAGCAACCAAAGAAGATTGCTAAGAAAACTGCGAAGTACCGGTAAGCATGCCCTATAAAATATTTGTAGGCTATGACCGTAGAGAGTCGATTGTATACCATACGTTCTGTCAATCTGTAATTGATCATGCAACAAAGCCAGTGTCGATTATTCCACTGGCACTTGATCACCTTAAAGACAAGTACAACGAACAACATACAGACGGGAGCAATGCATTTATTTACTCTCGTTTTTTAGTTCCTAGCTTATGTAAGTATCGTGGCCATGCATTGTTCGTAGACGGTGACATGGTAGTCCAAGATGACATTACTAAGTTGTTTCATCAGTACACAGACAAAGACAAAGCAGTCAGTGTCGTAAAGCACGACTACAAAACCAAACACCCAGTTAAGTACTTGGGCAATAAAAACGAAGACTACCCAAGAAAGAATTGGTCAAGTGTTATCTTGTGGAACTGTAACCACGAAGCAAACAAAATCTTGACCCCACAGAAAGTAAAGAAAGAATCTGGTAAATACTTACACAGGTTTGAGTGGTTACAAGATGATCAGATTGGGGAGCTACCCCTAGAGTGGAATTGGTTAGTCGAAGAGTACGAGCACAACGACAGAGCCAGATTACTGCACTACACAGTCGGTGCTCCCAACTTCACAGAATACGAAAACTGTGATCATTCGCCTGAGTGGTTTCGTTCCTGTGATGGCGTACTCAAAGGATTAGGTGGATAGAAAGTATATGGCAACAACAAAGAATGTAGAACGTTTACCGTCAGGTCGGCTAAAGTACAGAGGTGAAACCTTCTCTGGCTACAACAAGCCAAAGCGTACTCCAGACGGCCCTAAAGCAAAAGCAGTGCTCGCTAAGAAAGACGATGAAGTTAAGTTGATTCGTTTCGGTGACCCGGACATGAAGAATCGTCCAAGTAACCCTGACGCACGAAAATCATTCAGAGCACGTCACAAGTGCGATACAGCAAAAGATAAATTTACGGCTCGGTATTGGGCCTGCAAGGACTGGTAATGGCAAAGTATTTAGACCCAGAAAAGACGTACACAGAAAAGCAATTGGCTTTTTTAGAAGCAATGGCGGGTCCTGCACGAGGCAACATCCGTTCTGCAATTAAGATGGCCGGTTACGGTGAGGGTGTCAATGCTCGTGATGTTGTACCGTCACTCCAAGAAGAACTCGTACAGATCGCAGAGCATATCCTAGCGACGCATGCCCCTCAAGCCGCTTTCGGCATTACAGGTGTACTGGATGACCCTACAGCCTTGGGTGCAAAGAATGCAGTCATGGCCGCCAAGGAAGTACTGGACCGTGTTGGTGTCGTCAAGAAAGAAAAGATGGAAGTCACTACAGACGGTAGCGGCATCTTTATCTTACCCCCTAAGAACCCTCAAGAAGACCAAAAAGAAGAGTCCTCTGCTGAAGACTAATTATGTCATCTCTATATGACTTCATGGATGACGAGATCATCCCGTTTGTCAACGAACTATACCCTAAAGAGGTTGTACGTTCCCCTAGAGGACGAGCATATCGTCCGTATCTCTACGATCGTGCGGCGTACAACTCAGAAGACGGTAAGGCTGTCTACCATCTCATCGAAGAAAACCTAGAGCACGTATACGGTGCCCTTCGTTCAGTACGAGATGGTGTGTCCTTACGCAAAGCCGCTGACTATGTGGTTACACACACAGGGGCTAAGTGCTCGTACCAGCAGATCAACAATGAGTTTGCGTGGATATCTGAGTTTCTACCGCACTGGGAAACACAACGCCGTAAGCAACATGGCCTGTCAGGTAAGAACCACCCGAAGTCTCTAGAGCGTCCTAAGCACGAAGTTGAGAAGGAACGCAAGAAAAACGCACTCCGCAAGGAAATGCGAGAGAAAGAGGCCGAGTTACGCAGGCTACTAGTCGAAGATGCAGTCAAAAAAGGGGATTTACCGCAAGAAGCGGCTCAAAACCCAGAAGAATGGATCACAAAAGACAATAAACTGCGTTCTAAACACGAAATTGATCGTAATTTAGAAGAAAAAGAAGCAGAACAACAAAAAAGTATCATTTTTAAGCCAAACCCCGGTCCTCAGACCGAGTTTTTGGCCGCACCAGAGCGTGAAGTGCTTTATGGGGGTGCCGCAGGGGGTGGAAAGTCCTACGCATTGCTCGTAGATCCCCTCAGGTACGTCGGAAACCCTAACTTTAATGGTCTCCTACTACGCAGACGCTCAGATGAGCTTAGAGAGCTTATATGGAAGGCTCAGGAGCTATATCCGAAGGTCTACAAGAGTGCACGTTGGTCAGAACGTAAGTCACAGTGGACTTTTCCTTCTGGAGCACGTCTTTGGTTTACGTATCTTGACCGTGAAGACGATGTATTGCGTTATCAGGGTCAGGCATTTACGTGGATTGGTTTTGACGAGCTAACACAGCACCCTACGCCCTTTGCGTGGGACTATATGCGTTCTCGTTTGCGGAGTACAGACCCGAGCTTGCCTTTATGTATGCGAGCTACGACGAACCCCGGTGGTTCAGGTCATGGTTGGGTAAAGCGGATGTTTATTGATCCGTCACCACCCAATCAACCTTTTCCTGCACAAGACTTAGAAACACAAGAAACGTTACGCTTTCCTGAAGGGCACTCTAAAGAAGGTCAACCTTTATTTCATCGTCGCTTTATACCTGCGACTTTGAAAGACAATCCACACCTGTATCAGGATGGAATGTACGAAGCTAACCTGTTGTCTTTGCCTGAACAACAAAGAAGGCAATTACTTGAAGGTGATTGGACCATTGCTGATGGTGCCGCATTCCCTGAGTTTAATTTGAAGAGACATGTCGTTGAACCTTACGACATACCACACGAATGGAGACGCTTTAGATCTTGTGACTTTGGGTATAGCAGTTTCTCTGCTGTGCATTGGTTTGCTGTAGACCCAGCGTATGAGATGTTGGTTGTCTATAGGGAATTGTACGTATCTAAACACACTGCTCGTGAATTAGCAAGAAAAGTTTTAGAACTAGAGCAAGGTGAGAAGATCAGTTACGGGGTACTGGATAGCTCAACGTGGCACTCCCGTGGGCATACAGGCCCTTCGATTGCAGAAGAAATGATTGCAGAAGGATGTCGCTGGAGACCTTCTGACAGAACAGGTGGCTCTCGTGTTGCAGGTAAGAACAGGCTACACGAGTTACTTAAGGTAGACGATCTTACAGAACAACCGGGCATTGTGTTCTTTGATAACTGCAGGCAGATCATCGCTGATATGCAAGTTATTCCAACAGATCCAAAGGGCACAGACGATATTGATCCTCGTTACGCAAGTGATCACGCCTACGATTCGATTCGTTACGGAATCATGTCACGCCCAAAAGCGAAAAGTGTATTTGACTTTGAATCAAATTTAAATAAAACGAACTGGAAACCTTTTGATCCGGTATTTGGATATTAGAAATTATGGCAATAGTAGATAAACCAGAATTTGATGACACGGAAGTTCTTGCCTTAGAGGACTCCGATGATGTGCAAGACGACTTCCAGTATTCTGGATTTGTTGGCATGGTGCGGGAACGCTTTAACCGAGCCAAAGACAAACGTTTGTCAGATGAAGAACGCTGGTTAAGAGCTTACAAAAACTACCGTGGTATTTATGATGACACCACTCGGTTTACAGAAACCGAAAAGTCACAGATCTTTATTAAGGTTACTAAGACGAAAGTGCTTGCGGCGTATAGCCAGATAACCGACGTACTATTTGCAGGGAATAAGTTTCCTATTGGCATTGAGCCAACAAAGATCCCTGAAGGCATCAAAGATGAAGTACACGTCGATGCCGCTATCCCTGAACCACTACAAGACATCTACGATGAACTTAACGTAGGGTATGCAGGCGACGGACGTGAAGTCCCTGAAGGCGCAGTCACTGCCCGTGACCTTGGCCCGATTGCAGATGATGTTGCAGGTGTTGAGGGTGAGCTTAAAGCTGGACCCGGTAATACACCAACTGCCGCTGTGTTTGAGCCTGCCGTTGAAGCGGCTCGCTACATGGAAAAGAAAATCCATGATCAGTTAGAAGAGTCTGACTCCAGTAAGCATCTCCGCTTTACTGCGTTTGAGATGGCACTGTTTGGTGCAGGTATCATTAAAGGGCCATTCGCTCACGAAGTAGAATACCCGAAGTGGGATACAGAGGGGAACTACACCCCCATGATGAAGACCATGCCTAAGATTGAGGCAGTGTCTATCTGGAACTTCTACCCCGATGCCGATGCAACAAACATGCAAGACGCAGAGCATGCCGTGTATCGCCACAGAATGTCACGCACAGACATGCGCCAACTCAAAAACCGTCCTTTCTTCAGAGACGAAGCAGTTGAACGTGCCATTGACCAAGGCCCTAACTACCAGAACGAGTACTGGGAAGATGTAATTGACGATACAAGCTACCGTCAGACAATCTACCGTTGGGAAGTACTAGAGTACTGGGGTGTCATTGACCGTGAGCTTGCAGAAGAAGCTGGCCTAGAACTCGACAAAGAGTTAAAAGGTGTCGATCAAATTCAGGTTAACGCTTGGATCTGTGGTGACAACATCTTACGTCTTGTCTTGAACCCATTTAAGCCAACTCGTATCCCATTCTACTGTGTGCCCTATGAACTGAACCCCTACTCATTCTTTGGAGTAGGTGTCGGTGAAAACATGGAAGATACACAGACCTTGATGAACGGCTTCATGCGGATGGCTGTTGATAACGCCATGTTGTCAGGAAACCTAATCTTTGAAGTAGACGAGACCTCGCTTGTCCCCGGACAAGATCTGTCAGTCTACCCCGGTAAGGTATTCCGCCGTCAGGGTGGTGCACCGGGTCAGGCCCTATTCTCTACGAAGTACCAGAACGTATCTTCTGAGAACATGATGCTGTTTGATAAGTCACGCCAATTGGCAGACGAGTCTACAGGTATTCCGTCATTCTCTCATGGCCAGACAGGCATCATGGGCGTAGGCCGTACAGCCTCCGGTATCTCCATGCTGATGGGTGCCGCCGCTCAGAACATCAAGACGGTGGTCAAAAATATTGATGACTACCTGCTTGCTCCTTTAGGCAAAGCAATGTTTGCGTTCAACATGCAGTTTGACTACGACCCGAAAGCACAGGGTGACTTGGCCATTAAGGCACAAGGTACAGAGTCTCTGATGCGAAATGAGATTCGGTCACAGAAGCTGATGCAGATCATGCAGATTGGCTCTAACCCTGCAATGGCCCCGATGGTCAAGTTCGATTACATCCTGCGTGAGATTGCCGCTAGCCTAGACCTCGACGAAGACAAGATTGTCAACGACCCACGAGAAGCCGCTATTCAAGCAATGCTCATGAAAGAGTATCAGGCGGCTATGGGTGAAACAGGTGCTGAGGCTTCACAGGAGGGCGCAGGATCGACGCAACAGGGTCAGGAAGGTACACCTACCGCAGACAACGAAGCAGGGGTAGGAGCAGGAGCTATGGGACCCGGAAACGCACCTGAACCCGGATCACCCGGATTTAGTCGTCCTGATGCAGTACCCGGCGGTGAGGGTCCAGCCTAATGGAGCAGGATGTTGCCCGTAAGCTGTTAGCTCTTGTTAACAACAAACAGAACGTAGATCGACTTTCTGCATACGCAGAATACCGAATTGATTTTTTACATACGCAGTTAGAGCAATGCCAGAGTGTCGATGAGATGCGGGTATTGCAAGGGCAACTCAAAGAAGCACGTCGGCTTTTGACATTACGAGACGAAGCCGTACAACGTGCCGAAGACGGGAAACAGTAATGATTAAAAAACGCCAAGGCGGTGGCATTGAGACAGAAGCAGGAAAAGACATGGCCAAAGAAAAGTTCCAACTCGACAGAGACAAAGCAGACTTAAATAACGACGGTGAGTTGTCCGAGTACGAAAAGGTACGAGGAGAAGCTATCCAAAAAGTAATGGATGGTGGCATGGAAAACAAGATGATGGCCGGGGGCATGATGGTTGACCCCTTTGCGCCATTCCAAGTTACTGTCGGCATCGACGAACACTCAGGAAACGAAGTGCCTGCGGGTTCAAAAGATGAAGAAGTACGAGATGATATTCCCGCCATGTTGTCCGAAGGTGAATACGTTGTTCCTGCTGACGTTGTTCGCTGGCACGGGCTTAAGACCCTTGAAGGGTTACGTTGCGAAGCAAAGCAAGCCTTAGGCTTAATGGCAATGCATGACCGCATTTCGTTTGTCGATGAAGATACGAAAGAACCTGTAGATGCTAACGATAAAGATGCAGACTACGAAATCGAAGAGAAAGATAAGCCTGAAGTCGAAGAGGCTGAAGTTGAAGTAGTTAAGGCACAAGAAGGTACGGATGTACAGCCTGCTGATCAAACACCTACGTCTTACTACCAGTTACAGTACCGCACGAATCCTCAGACTGGCCGCACAGAGATGGTGTATGTAGATCCTCTGACTAACGAAGTTGTATCTGATGCTTCGTTTGAGCCAGAACGTGCTTCCCGCTTTACTCCCGAAAATGTGCTTCGACGTGAAGGTTTGCTGGGCAAAGAGGAAGAAGAGGTTGAGGAGGAAGAAGAAGACGAGTGTCCAGCAGGATACGTTAAAGACCCAGATACAGGCATGTGTGTCCCCGAGACAATTACACCTGATGGGGGAGATGGTCGAGACGAGCAAGGACCTACAGGGGATGTCCCTTACTCTGAACAGTTAACTACGCTTGCCGCAGAACGCTTAGGCGGTTTGGGTGCTGATGACTTAGCAGATTACGAGGGTGACACCCTTGCAGAACAAGCACTAAGCCGCATGACTGATGAACGTGGAATCGGACCAAAGACTGCTTTAGCGGCAATGTCCGCAGGACCTCTTGGTATGATTGGCTTGGGCGTTAAGAATGCATACGACTCTATTGGCGCAAAGCGAGCCGCAATTACTCGTGGGAATGAACTACAAGATATTGCTTTGGGCTTAGATGCGAGTGCGTTGCCTCAGACGTATAACTTAACGTTTGACCCTGCTACTGCATCATTTAAAGCGACTACTTCATCTAAAATTACTGAATTGCAAGAGCGTGAAGGCGGCGGTGCTTGGGCCACTGATTACGATCACGTCGGCAGATCAGGAAAGTCTTATACGTCTGACAAAGTATTCAGCGATCCCGAAGCTACTGAAGATGTGTTTAATGGCATTGAAGACGATCTGGCAAACATAACTGCGGTATCTGGCGGCGGAGAAAGAAATCAGTTCGGAGATGACGAGGGTAACATCGGCACCAGCGATCTTGGCGGCGATAGTGACTTTGAAGGTAGCCGAGGTGTTGATGAAGACAGAGGACCGGGAGGCCAGAAGTCGGAGGATGTAACTTCTGGCTACGAAGATTTAGCTAAGGGCGGATACGTCTCCCGTAAAAACAAGCCCCGTGTATCAATGATTAATTACAGTAAAGGAAACAAATAACATGGCACGTACTGAAGAAGACATGATGAAAGGCATGGCCGCACCTACACCGGATATGCCCGCACCAGAGCCTATGGCACCACAAGAACTACAACAGCAAGAAGATACTCCACCGATGATTCCTATGGAGACCCTGATGGGTAACTTCATGGATATGCCTGAAGAGCGTCGTGATCTAGCGACTCGCTTGATTGCATCTCCTGCGGCAGAACTCCTAGATGAAATCATCGGTGAACCCGTGATTACCCGCCTGCGTGAGCAGTTGGGTGAAGACATTCCAATGGGTGATCAAGCACCACCAGAAGAACCTACAGCACCCACTGAGGGAATTATGGGAGCAGGATCACCTACTTCATTGGAAGAACCCACTATCTAAACTAACTTTATGGGTCACCCGTTACGGCCCCCAGCACAAGGAAATACAGTATGGCGAAGTATAAACGTCGAAACGAAGAACAACCACAAGAAGAACAACAACAGGATGAAGTTGCAGTAGAGCAACAAGAGACAAATACTGCCGACAGTGAAGAGGAAACGTTTAAGAAGCGTTACGGTGATTTACGTCGATACATGCAACAAACAGTCGAAGCAAAAGACCGTGAGTTGCAAGACTTAAAGTCTAAAATCCAAGAAAAGGAAAAAGACGAATTTAAGTTACCGACATCCGAAGAAGAGATTGAAAGCTGGGCAAACAAATACCCAGAGGTCGCTAAGATCGTAGACTCAATAGCACAGAAACGTGCACGTGAGGCTTCACAAGAAGTTGAGCAAAGCATGTCAGATCTTCGGAAAATGAAGTCACAGCTTGAGCGTGAAAAGGCAGAGCATGAGTTAAAGACCATGCATCCTGACTTCGATCAGATTCGCCAACAAAAACAATTCCATGATTGGGTAGGCCAACAGCCTTCATACATACAAGATGCCCTATACAAGAATGAGACAGATGCAATTGCCGCTGGTCGTGCGATTGACCTGTACAAAGCTGACATGGGCATGATTGCAGAAAAGCGTTCCGATTCAGAACTGAAGAAAGAAGCCGCTAAAGCAGTCAAGAAAGGATCTTCCTCTTCACCTTCCGCCAAGCCAAACGGAGAGTGGAGTGAAAGCCGTGTTGCTTCATTACGACCTTATGAATACGAAAAGCATGAGGAAGAAATTCTTGAAGCAATGCAGAACGGTAAGTTTGTCTACGATATGACAGGTGCCGCTCGTTAAAATTAGTAAATAAAAGTGTTGACATTTAAAATTTATTGACTACACCTTTATTACACTGACCGGCGTGGCCCCTATCTCCTAGGACAACCCACGCCAATCTACCAAGATTACAAGCCGTAAAGACTAACCTTGCTTATAATAAGCCGCTTACTTATTTTACTTTGGCCGGTAGAATAACACAAGCCACCTTATGAACGCAAGCCTCTGTAGCGGTCAAGCGTAATCTATTTAAATATAGACACATGCCTGACTAGGAGGTAACTATCATGGCATTTAAGACAGCCGCAGGTTACGGTAACCTGCCAAACGGGAATTTCTCTCCCGTCATTTACTCCCAGAAAGTCCAAAAGGCTTTCCGTAAGTCTTCTGTTGTAGAAGACGTAACCAACTCTGACTACTTCGGTGAAATCGCTAACTTCGGTGACTCTGTAAAGATCATCAAAGAGCCAGAAATCACAGTTAAAGAATATGCTCGTGGCGTTCAGATCACTCCACAAGATATCGACGACGAAGATTTCACACTTGTTGTAGACCAAGCGCACTACTTCGCATTCAAGATGGATGACATTGAAGATGCGCACTCACACGTTAACTTCATGGATTTGGCAACAGACCGTGCGGCTTATCGTTTGCGTGACCAGTATGACCAAGACGTTCTTGGCTATCTGTCAGGCTACACTCAGTCTGCGATCAACGCCGCCGCTGATACTGAAAACACAACAGTTGCAGGCACAAAGGCTGTAGACACTGCAGGTTCTGACGAACTGCTTGATACTATGAAGTTGTTCAAGGCTGACTTCGGTAACATCACAACATCTGATACAGATGACGACGATTACGCAATCCCTGTTGCGGCACGTCTGCCGGGTGCGTCTTCGCTCCCAACAGCGACTGCTTCACCACTTCAGGTTGTTGCACGTATGGCTCGTTTGTTAGATCAGCAGTTTGTTGATACAGAAGGACGTTGGATTGTAATTGATCCAGTATTCATGGAAATCATGAAGGACGAAGATTCACGTCTTCTGAACGCAGATTTTGGTGAAGCAGGTGGAATCCGTAACGGTCTCGTTCTTAACAACTTGCACGGCTTCCGTGTATATGTTTCTAACAACCTGCCTAAGTTGGGTACTGGTGCTGGTACTACAGGTACTGCAAACCAGAAAGCCAACGCTGGTGTGATTGTCGCTGGTCATGACTCTGCCGTTGCGACTGCACAGCAGATCTCTAAGACTGAAACATACCGTGACCCAGATTCATTCGCTGACATCGTCCGTGGTATGAACTTGTATGGCCGTAAGATTCTTCGTCCAGAAGCTGTCGCTACTGCCCTTTATAACGCCGCATAAGGGAGGAATGAATAATGGCTACTTATGATATGACTACTGGCTCAACTGTGAGCACAGAACGTGCGGATTCAATTGCCGCATTACCTTCTGCACACTCAACTGGCCATCCTATGCGTTTGGTCGAAGCAATCCTAGACATCGACAATCTGGTTAAGAATAACGTTACCCAGACTACTGGCGATGTGTATCAATTGCTTGAGATCCCTGCTGGAACAATGGTTCTGTTTGCAGGCGCAGAAGTTGAGAAAGCGTTTGATGGTACATCACCTCTTGCCGATATCGGCTTTGCTGGTGCTGACACTATCGTAGACGGTGGAGACGTTTCTTCTACCGGCTTCTTAGCCGCTGGTACCAACGGTGGACCAAATGACTCAGATGCAGGCACGTTTACTCAGTTAGTATCTACTGCAGATACAATTGACGTAACTCTTGCTTACTCTGGTTCTTTGACCGAAGGTCGCCTGCGTGTCTACGCTTGTGTTGTTGATGTCAACAGTGCAGGTTCAGACGAGGCTACTGAAGTAGATCGTGACCAGTTGGCTTAATTCGCCAACACAGGAAGGGGGCGGGGACTTAGTTCCCCGTTCCTTTACTGCTTTATATACTGTCCCTGACTATACTCAATTTCAGTGCAACATTACTGACATTGAGTATGCTCCAGATAAGGACGCACAAAGAGACCCAAGTCTAGTCGAAGAAATACATAAGAAGATCGACCAAGAGGGATTACGTTGGCCTATCATCCTGAAGGCAAGCGAAAACAACAAGTACAAATACAAATGCTATATCGGTAACAACCGGGTTGCATACGCATCCAATCATGGATATAACGATATAACAGCAATTGTAGTAACCAGTTCTGCTGACAAGCTACATATCATGCAGTACTGCAAGCGCATTGATGAACATGGATTTGATAGCGAATAACGAAGTCCCTGACTTCCCATCTCAACTTATACACATAGATGATATTTATTGGAAGCTAGACTTAGCGTCTGAGATGGACCCCAAATTCCAAAAAGCATTGCATACGTCTCTTGCTGAAAACGGGATGGAATGGCCGATCATTATTTGGCCTATTGATCATTATGCAGTGAACGGGGATTTCCCGAATCCTAAGTTTGCAGACGAATTGAAAGAACGAGCCAAGCCTTACGTATGCGGTACAGGAAGTAACCGTTGCAAGTTCGCAAAAACCAAAGGCTATGACCGTATTTCTGCAATCATCATGACGACCCAAGATGAAATCAAGACAATCCGTAAGACGACTGTCATGCGATACCACGAGGATTTTTAAGAGTGGCCACATACTTAGCAATTACAAATGAACTGCTTCGTCGCTTGAATGAAGTCACGGTCGCACAAGATGACTTTCCGAATGTACGAAACATTCAAGCTCTCGCTAAAGATGCCGTCAATGCCTCAATCAGAGGCATTTTGCAATCTGCACAAGAGTGGCCGTTTACCTTAGTCACGTACACAGAAACACTTGTAGACGGTACGCAAGAGTATGACTTCCCTGCAGACATGTCGTCTGTAGACTGGGATTCATTTTACTTAAAGCAGTTGTCTTCAGAAAACAACTATCCAACTCAACTAGATGTTCTTTCTTACGCAGAATACTTAGACCGTTTCCGTGCAGACGATGATGTCAACGGAGACAGTGGCTACGCCGCACCAATTCGTGTCTACCAGACACAAGAAGAAAAGTACGGCTTAAGCCCAATACCCAATGCGGCATACGAACTAGAATACAAGTATTGGTCATTCCCTGCAGATCTAACTGCTTTCGACGATACTCCTGTTATTCCTGATCGCTTTAAGCACGTCATCATTGATGGTGCTATGGCGTACATGATGCGCTTTAGATCTAACGAACAAAGTGCCATGATTCATCAGAACAATTACAGTGACGGCATTGGTATGATGCGTCGTCTACTGATGGATGATCCGATTGACGTACGCTCTACGTATATTATACCTAATTTTTATCAACGGGTGGTTAGCCGCTAATGGCTGATAATCTTGAGATATTCAAAGTCTATTGTGAGGGTGGCCTTAACACCAACCGTGACCTGCTGTCTCAGGGTGAACAACAACCCGGTAGTGCGAC